TTCTATATTGTGATTTTCTATATTGTGTTCTTTAACAGCTTTATCAAAAATCTTTCTAATCATATTTATTGTGGCTTTAGTGTGCATATTCATTGATCCATTTATTAATTGTTGTAGCTTCGATAATTCCGCCGGCATGAGAAATATTAGCAAGAAAATCAAGCTGGAAACGATGGTATAAATTATCTAGTTGCCGGCCTTTTATGCCAAAATGTAATAAAATGTTATAGGCTAAATCATCAGAACCACCGTTATTAGCACCCCAATCGAAGCCGGTTGCAGAATGACGGGCCACATATTGCCGGACATTTGTACAGGCGTTGCCGCAATTATCCCGCTGTAAAACAATATCCGGGTTATCGCCTTCGGCATGTATGAAAGTAAGTAACGGATCTACGCCTTGTTTTTCTTCAATGGTTTTTTTAAGCCGGGTAAAACATGCCGGGCCAAAGCCATTTTCTACACTGGTAGGATCTTTAATAGGCTTGTGGCAACGGGTGCAAGTGTAGCTAGGCATTTTTTTCCGCCTCCCCGGCATTTTTTTCCGCCTGTTTTATCCGGGCAAGGCTTGTTGCAATTTCTTTGTGCTTTCTGGCAATTAAATGTTTTTCTAAATCGCGGGCGGCTTCTGGTGTTGCCGCGGCAAAATGGGGTTGTGTTTGATCACCTTCTTTTAAAAGAACTTTATGTATCTGAAATAATCCGCCCAAAGTCCAGTTGCAACCGCGGTTATTTCGCTCCTTTGCTACTGTTGGTGATTGACCGTGTGAAAATCTACCTTCACAAGAAAAGCCTATATAATCAGCAACCTTTTCTTTTGAGCAACCAGCCATAACAAGGCTTCTCATACTTTGCACGGTATCACACGCCGGACAAATAAAAGCGTTGTCGCGAGAACTGCGAACGCCTTGTTTTTCTAATAATGAATCAAATTCTTTAACGGAAAAGGTTTGTAATTTTGTAGACATTTTTTACCCTCAATGGTGTTTTATGATGTAGGGGCCAAATTTTAGACCATAACTTAGACTATAACAAAGCAATAGTTCGGCCCCATGATCAACAATTACACAATATTTTATGGAATGTCAAATCTTTTTTAAAGATACCTTACTTAATCAACATAACCGTTTACAGCTGTTGTGCCAGCACTTGACAAAGTTGCTTTTAAACGCCCACTACCCAAAAAGAGGGCCTTTGTTTCATCAGCAGTAAAAGCCCCACTAGTTAGATCAACAAAAACACTTGAGGCACCGGGCGCATAACTTAATTGCGCGGTGGCTCCGTCCCATGTTCCACTAAAAGTAACAGATTTTTCACCACCTGATAATTTTATACTATCATCAGCACCGTTAGTAGCGCGAGCATTCATTACAATTTTAGACATATCATTTCCTTTAAATTAGTTTTTAAAATCTTTTTCTTTGCTTCCGCGACTACTTCCAAATTCAAAACTAAAAGCATCACCAAGCATTTTTAATAATGCACCAACCATCATATTAAATATAGCAATAATTTCCGGCTTTAACTCAAAATATGATAGCAAGAAAATATCAAGGCAAAGTGCAAGGCCAACCACAATAATCATTATGTCGGCCCGCTTATTTTTATAACCCATTTCATGTAGTTTTAAATCACGATCCCTTGCATCCTGTCTATCAGCTAAATAGAGTTTATCAAGTTCTTTTGCATTATCCATAACCGCGCTTTTAAATTGAAGGGCAAGTTTCGGATCTGCTGCAATTGCGCTTTCAGCATCAATACCCTTTCTACCGGTAACACGTTCGGCAATTGCAATAACGTCTTGCGCCGCTTCTGCGCCTTTATCACCACCTAGCCATTTTGCAACAACTGGCCCGGCAAACTTTGCGAGGCCGAAAGCTAAAGTAAAAGGATCCATAATTTAAACCATTTTTTCAATTTGTTCACTAATACGATTAAACCAACCGGCGGCAAATACCGCCTGTTTATGATCTCTTTCTATTAACCGGCCTAAAAAGCGGATGCGCTGGGCAATAAATAACTTTCTAGTTTGCCCGGCGGTTGATATTACATTTACAGCCTTCAAAGTAGCAGGGCCAACAATTCCATCATCTACGGCACCAACGGACTTTTGGAGCCACTTAGCGGCCCTTTGTGGCCCACTATGTACACCAGCATCAACAACCATAAAACATAGGTTAGGATCGTCTATTTGATTGAAGCCGGGGGCAATAACATATTTGCCTTCGTATATTTCAAAGGCTTCTTCTTTTTTGAGGCTTTCCACTGCAGATTTATCCAGCTTATGCCCGCGGTAATCTTCAAGAGTGGCAAGAGTAATGCCGTATTTTGTAGGCCCGCCGCTGTCGTTTGGATGGTCTACATATCCGCCTTCGGTCTGTATAATATGATCAATCGTATCTTTTATTGTAAACATTATAATTACCTTTTTATTAAATGATTTTTAATAAGTGTAACATCGTCTTTAATTCCCTCAATAGTACCCTCCATTGTCAACACCTTATCGGAAGCCTTAGTATTCTTAGCGACGGCAAGTTGCATGTTGATTAATTGGGTGCGCGAATCGGCCAAAGCCCATACAGAAGAAAGTACAAAAGTTATTAAAGCGATTATAGCCGTTGCCGTTATTTTGCGATCAAAGTAAAGCCCTTTGTGCCTTTCCCTTCTTTCTTCCATATCCACAACCCCGCAATCAATGCCAAACCATTCTTTCATAACGCCCATACCGTATATTTATATTAACCTAAAACCCTAGTAATTTGAAGCAATTAAAGTTATGCAACCTTTTTATAGTCTACTGTCAATGACAAACTACCAGCCGTATAATCAGTAGTTCCCCCGGTATATGCGGCAACAAGATCTTCGCCGGCAACTGTCGAAACTACAATATCCGTTATCGTTACCGGATATGGTACTTCGGTTCCCCCCCATGTTCCAAAAGCAATAGCTTGCAATATCGCCGCCGGGATAATTGCATAAACGGTTGTGCCGCTTGCATCCTGTATAGCAAGATCCCTATCGCCACCGCCACCGCTAAAGTTTGTGCCTGAACCGGCAAGAGTAATATTTGTTACCCGGAATTGATCGGCACCAGATCCAGAAAGTAAAGTTTTTTGTGCTGCTGCTGCAACGTCGCCTTGCCCAACCGTTACAAAAGAAGAAGGCATAAATTTTTTGGCGGTAACTCGTAAAGTTAAATCACCGGCAGTATAATCGGCACTTCCGCCTGAATATTTAACAACAAGATCTTCGCCGGCAGTTGTAGCGGCGTGAAAATCATAAACACTAACCGGAAAGGCAAGGCCAGTATCACCCCAACGGGCCGGCGCTATTGCTTGAAGCGTTGCCGCGGGGATAATGCCATATGTAACCGTGCCGCTGGTGTCTTGTATTGAAAGGTTGCGATCACCACCGCCACCGCTAAAGTTTGTGCCACCACCGGAAAGCATCAGATCTACAATTTTATATTGATCACCAACAAGGGCATCAATTAAAGTAACCGTGCCGGCAGAAGCTAAAGAGCCTTGCCCAACATAGATTTCAAATGTAATTGTTATATCACCACCGCTTGCCGTTATATTCTGTTTTAAATCAATGTTGCCGGTAGTATTATCAAATTCTAAAGCTTGGTAAAAAGTAGTTCCATCCGGGGAAACTTTTAGCCCGAAATCATCGCTTCCAATTAATCCAAATTCGGCCCGGCTTGATAATGCACTTTGGAAAATAAAACTTGCACTATCAGTAAAGGCCGTTTTATTAAGTAATATTTGTTTAGATCCGCCACTTATAAAGACCGAAATACCGGCGGAAGGGATCCAATTAGCACCATCAAAAGTATAAAGCGTGTTTTCATCAGTAACCCAAAGAGTGAAACCGGCATTTGGATCTATAAATACCCATGCACCATTTGAAAAATATGTAACATCGCCGTCGTGTGTTGCCCAATCACCGGTACCACCAGCAGCAACAATATATAAATCGCCTTCTGCCGGCGATCCGGGAGGCGTTGCAAGATCCAAATCAATAACGCCAACATTTAAAATTGCGTCGATCTGTACAAGCGCGACATTTGCCGTAACTTCTTTTTGGCTTTGGTTTGATGCTATAAGTGCAAAAGCAAGATTGTTTGAATTTGTCATTTTTACCCCTTTTTAAATTGTTGCAGGGCCGGTATAACCCCGCCCAATAATTACTGACATTTGATAAATATTAACATCTACGCTACTTTGCTCACTACCAAAATCAGTTATCTGATCGGCAGCAGTATATTGCACGGTTTCCGTTGTGCTGGTTAATGTTCTTACCACTGTTACGCCATCCATTATATCAATTTCGTATGCTTCCGTTTCTTCTGATAATGGCACATCCACATTATCACGCCATTCGCCGCCAAGTCTTGTACGGCGGATCCATGTAATATCAATGTTTAATGATCCGTCGCGGGTTGCGGCAATGCACACCGGGGAAAACGGCTTAAACTTATTACCATTATAAGTAAATGCCACTTCGGCAGTGGCGGCAACCGTGGCACCTACTGTAACTGGTTTATAATATTTTTCAATATTAATAAGTTGCAAAGGTACTTCTTGCCTAATAACACCAGCGTCAAGGAAAATAAACCTTTCACCAAGTGAATGATTACCGGTTTCACTTTCGGTGCCAAGCCGCCCACGTAATAAGCGCGTTAATTTATATACATTAGTATCAATCAAGGTTGCTGTTTGGAATTGGATAACTTCATTGCCACAAACACAAGCATTACCACCATTTAAAACAGCGGTTTCGGTGACACTTGAAAGAGTACCGGCAATTAATGTAACGTAAATTTCACTTGCATCATCCCAAATATTAGCCGGTAAATCCAAAATTTCACTATAGACATTACCCATGGTTGTTTCACTAGTTGTTTGCTGCAAAACATCAAAGGTATTGCCGTCTGCTTCGCCGCCATCATCAGAACGATAAACCGCCGCCCCGCGCCATTCTAACCCCTCGGATGCAACCGCAATACGCAAAGTACCTTGCCCGTCGGTATCAGATGGAAAAGCGTTTAAATCCATTAATTCCATTCTTGTTTCCGGGTTTTTCTCTCCGGGTATTACAGGCGGTGAAGGCTCTCCTGGCTCTGTATAAAAATCATATGTACTAACGTCTTCGGCAACTCCTCTTGCCTCTATAGCTCCGCCGCGGGCAATTTGGGTTTCTTTGACCCTTATAACGTGATTTACATTATTTAATGTTACTGTGATTATGTCCGTTGGTTCGATATATGCGTATTTGGGCGGTAATGTAAAGCTATAGAATGTACGGGCTATCCAAATATTATATAAGGTTTTATCCGCAACCTGTTTTGCAATTCTATCATCCATAACAAGGGGTAAGTTGATCGTCATAATATCAACCGATTCAACGGTTTGCCGTTGTGAAGTCTGTGTATTAATTAAGAAGCCAGTAGGGCGGTTAATATAAGAAACATCGACCCGCACCGGTAAAGAACTTTCTTCTGATCTGGTAATTTCGGCTGGTACACGTATATTATCATCGCCAAGCGGTATAAGCTCTTCTTCGGTAATTGTTGCAGCAGATTCGCCGCCTCGTTTAACAAATTTAAGGATTCCGCCACTTTCAACCATATCAAAAAAATATGGTAGTTGTAACGTTCCTATAATATCCCGGACGGATCCGCGATTGCGAATTACAAAGCCTTGCACACCATCAGTAAGATTAAAAACGTCATAATCCGCAAGCGTAAATCCTACCTTGCCTAATAACTCCGCAACAATTGCGCCAAGTGATGAAATACCAACTTTGCCATTTATCCAATGCCCGGTTTTCCAGTTTGGGCCGTCGGCCCAAACTTGCGTTATATCGGGGAAAAAAGGAAAGGGCCGTGCATCATATGTCCATACGAAGCGGCGGGGCACTAAATCACTATTGCCGGCCTCTCCATTGCGAGTATCAAGAAAATCAAGGCTTGTTTCTAGTGCCTCCCTTTGTGCTAAATAATCAACGCGGCGGCGGCTTCCACGCGGGTAATAGCTTTCACTAGTTGAAGGATCTACAAATACATTAGGTTGATTTGCGGCCCCATCAACCGACGGAAAACCAATTTCAGTAAACCAGATCGGTTTCATTTTTGCAGTCCATCCCGTAGGGCTTCCCGGATCGTCGGCGTTATGGAAATGTGCATTAGCCCACCAATATTCAATATTTTTCCACGCAAAGGTTGGATCACCGCTATAGCTTGTTTGTGTGTCTCTTGCTTCATTCCAGTAATAATCCCAACCTTCACCGCCTTCCCAACCAGCCGTTATAGCTTCCGGCGTAATAGAACTTTGCGGCAAATCGGCAGTTAGTGGAAAATAACAATCTATACCAACAACATCAATATTCGCATTAGTCCATAGCTCGTCCATATGATAATAGCCATCCAAACTATGGTATTCGCTCCAATCTGCGGCATATATTACAAGCGGGGTACCGCCTAAGTCGGTTTGCACATTGCCGGCAAGAGTTGCCAAATGCGTTACGGCTGGGTAATTATCTGCACCCGGTGTAAATGTAGTAAGCCCCCGCAATTCACTACCAATAACAAAAGAATCGACAACATCTTTTAAGTTAATACCGCCAACGGTTAATTGCGTATAATGGCGGATAAAATTATTATAGCCATTTGTACGAGTAAAGAAGGTATCAACATCTGCTTCTAATACTGGTTCTAGCCTTCCCCGCCAAGGTTTATTAGTTTCACCAACTGTTTGATCTGTAGTATCAACAAGCGGCATCGGATATAACATTACATTCCAGCCTTTAGCTTTTATTGCCTGACATAAAGCAATAACGCTTGCATCAGTTGGGGTGCCGCCATATGTCGCGCTTCCATCAGGGAAAGTTAAGACTTTTTGCGCGGTGGCTCTGGTGAGGCCGGCAACGCTCCATTCCGTAGGCGTTACTTGTGCTTGTGTGTTATTAAATTCAACTTTTGGGATTACTTCGGCATTTGCAACAACGCTTGTAGTAATAAACCAGTTAACTATTACCGCAACATATTCAAGGTTTGGTAGTGCCTTTTCCATTTGATCAAGCGCAAGTGTAACATTTGCAACATCATCATAATTGTGCATATTCATCTTAATTTTTTTGCCGCTTTGGTAATAATCACCACCACCAGAATCAACAACGGCGGCTTTATCAGTTATTGTTGGTGAATATACAAACTCTCCACTTCCCGGAATAAGTACAACATCGGTTATTTTATCTTCAAGGCCATCGTCAAAACGAACATCCCGGCGTACTTCAAAATTAAAATTAGGTATACGATTTCCAAAAGCCGCCAACGGGAAATCTTCAAGAACAACATACGCAACACCGCGATAATTTGGAACATTACCAACACCATCATATGACTCTAATATTGTACTAACCGCCTGATCTTCGGCCCCTAGATGTATTTCTATTTTCCCGGCGGAATCCTGCAAATCTTCAAGCGTTAAAATTGCAGCATCAGCGCGGATTCTAACGACTTCATCAATAGGGCCTTCGCAAATAGCAATTGCAATCGTTGCGGAATAAGCGTACGTAACAGAAGTTTGTATTTGAGAAGGCCCGCCACCTTTACCGCCACTGGAAGATTGCGTTTCTCTAACCTCTGTTTCTTTTATATTTTGCGCCCATATTATATTACCGCCAAGCCTAACCGAACCATAAATAATAGGCATAATATCCCCGTATGCGGATTTTTGCACCTCTAAATCACTAAGCCGCGGCCCGATAACATCTGGCAAATATGAATCAGGCGCATTAGATTGATCAACTGCGCTGCCAAGTTGATAACCAATAGCGGCACCTTGAAGCGCACCGGCGGGGCCACCAAGAAAGAAGCCACCAGCCGCGCCGGCAACCGTTCCGACAATTCTACCTGCAAACTGTGCCATATTTAACCCTCAAAAGCCTCTTTACGGAATTGATAAAAACCACATGCACGATCAAGCCATTTTTCATCTAAAGCGTGCGAACAAACAAATCGGGAAACTTCAAGTGCATGTATGATACATAAACCGCCGTATGGATGTTCGCAAACTATTCCTACATGCTGTGGATATTTAACAATCGTAAATAATATAATATCGCCAGGCTCTAAATCTTCTTTAGCTATTGGCGTAAGAAAGTCATCAAGGGCGGCTTTTAATCGCTGCCCTTGTGGCTCCCTTGCGTAGTCTACTTGATCGAATTTGTACAATGGTAGCAGTTTACCGGTTTTATCGCTCTTGTGGCTCTTTAAATTAAGATCACGGGCAACACCAACAACAAGACCTATACAGTCAACACCGCCGGTATGGTCTTTGTTTAGCTTCTTCAAGCGGCCTTGATGATGAAATCTAGTCCCAATCCAGCTTTCTGCTTCTTTTACTATTAATTTTTTATCCATCACTACCCGCACTAAATGTTCCAGCAGTTTCAAGGATTTTATCACTTCCGGGAATATCCGGGAAGCCCCGAAAGTTTGCAATGTTACTAAATTTTGCAATGCAAGTTGCCTTTAGCTTATCGCATCCAGCAATAATATTAAAGGTGTCATTTATAGCAATGGTATTCGGCATTGGTAAGGCAAGGGTAACCTCTGTTTCTAGAAAATCTTTTACTTCCATAGAAAGGCCATTATTTAGACCAGAGGTGAAAGTTATTTGCCCGCCGGTAAAATAAGCCGCGGCCTGCGTTAATGCTGTTGCTGTAAGAGTAGTATTGTCGGTTGTTGTTGCCACCGTCGCGGCAAAAGTAAAGCTTCCAAGACTCACGCCACACCTTGTATCACCAAGGATTGCATCACAAGCCGCCGTATAAACCCTTCCAATATTATTTTGAAGCTTCTGCGCTAATGATCTTATTTCTGCTGTAAATTGCCCGCCCTGCACGGTAACGCGACCCAACCAGCCTTTTAAAAACAATATAGTGCCTTGTGAAACATCCTCATAGTTAATAGTCATTATTTCCACTTGTGCAAAATCATAAAGTCCCGCCGCTAAATCCGGTTCTGCAATATCATTATCAGTTGAATTAAACTCTAAAATACCAATAACATCTAAGTTATCAGTTGAAAGATCGTCTTTTGATGAAATAGAAGTTGGCGCAAAAGAATTTGTTGTTTTGAAAGTTTCAGTTAAATAAATAATATCTTCATTATGGTCTGTATAAGTAATAATTATACCGTCGGTTCTAGTAATGCGCCACAAAACGGCTAAATTTGTTGTTTCTTGTGCAATATGCGCTTGTAATTCTGCTGATATTGGCCTTGTCATTACGCAACCCTTAATTCTATAATTGGAATACTGCCCCAAGATCCAGTTTCAAAGGCTGGAATTGATGCGCTCATATGATCAATATCAAATCTAACCGGAACATCAAAATCAAAACTGGCGGTAACTGCCAAAGTATCACCGGGCGCGGTAACAAACGTAACAATGCCGGTAGTATCATCAACTGTATAATGAGTTGTAAGCGTCTGTAAAACACCATCAACATAAATAAGTAATCCAGCAGCTACCGGTTTTGTAATGGGCCTATTAACTGTTACGCCACCATTTATATATTGTTTGCGTAATTGAAAATCTACTTCCACACCATCACCGGTACCGATATTGCCGTTAGTGCCGGCGGTAACATGATAATCTAGCCAATCTTTGAATCTAAAACCAACCGCGCGGCCTTGCCTTGCCCGGAAAAATGCAATCAATATTTCAAGTTGTGCAATAGTTTTCACACCATGTTCTACCGTCCACATACCAAGTGGGGCCGACCAATTTATATTTCGTTGCTCGCTCCCGCCATAGGTGGTAATAATATCAGTTGAAAATAATGCACCACCATCGGCACCATATGAAATATCGGTAGGAAATTGAACTTCTACAAAAGACATATTTAACCCTTATAAATTGCGTCCGGCACTGCGTATTGCCTGCGCCGCTTGTGCTGTTATTTGCCCTTGGCTTTTTCTAAAACTATCAGGGCTTGGCGTACTAATATTAAAGTTTACGCTTATTGGCCTACCACCGGTGCCGCCGCCGTTTGGCGTAACATTCATAGAAGAGGCTCCGGCCTGTACAAGCTCTGGGCCGCGCTCGCCAACAACTCCCCATTGTCCGGGTTTGATAGTGCCGCCATCAGCAAAGAAGCCGGCAAATGTTGATGCTAAACCAGCAATTGCGCCGCCGGTACCACCGCCGATACTACCGCCAAGACTACCCATAAGGCTAGAAACGCCTTGTTGAGCAAGGCCGCTAACAATCGAATTAAATGCGTCTTTTGCAACATCTTTTAGGTTTGAAAAGTCTGAATTTATAGAACCTATTGCCGTTTTAAAGGTGTCTTGGAAAATTGAAGCCGTAGATTTTGCTTGTGTTTCAAAATCTTTAAGGCCGCTTTCGCCGGTTTTCCAAGGTAACTCGGCATCTTCTTTTGCGTCGGTTTTTTCTTTTTTCGGCTTTTTAGTCCCGGCTTTTATCTTTTCAATATGTAAACCGGTTTTTTCTAGGTTAATATTTAGCTTTTTAACGTCTTTATTCATATTTTCAAACAATTCTTGCGCGGCTAAATCCGCAATGCCTTCGTCAACTAAGCCTAGTTTTTCAGCCATATATACAAAACCAAGGCCCATTTGATCAATCTTTTCGCTAACAAACGAACCAACTTTACCAATAGTAACAAATAATTTAGTAAATAAATCAATAATCCAAATGATAGCCGGAGCCATAGAAGAAACAATTGTTTTTACAATGCCCATAAATGAAGCACTCATTCTTGCGCCGGCATCGTTTATATCTGCCATTGCTTTAGCTTGTGGCCCGCTCATTGTCGCACCTAAAGCATCTGCTTCGGCAGTAAGTTTATTAATTGTTGCGCTGCCGCCTTCAAATATTTGCAGCATATTCGCGCCACGTTCGCCGAATATATCAACCGCGAGGCGCACACGATCCGCGGAATTTTGGACACCATCCAAGGCATCGGCAAGCACTCCAAGTTGCTGCTCTGGTGTCATTTGATTTAAGGCCGTAGCACTTAAACCAAGTTCATCAAGAGCAGCTTTTGCGGTTCCAATACCGGTTGAAGCATCCGAAATATTGCCTACCATCTTTTGTACATTTTTAGAAAGCCCTTCAAATTCAATGCCTGAAATAGTGGCAACATGGGCAAGCCGTGAAAGTGACTCTTCGGTAATGCCCAAACGAATAGAAAGCTTATTTATGGAATCACCAAAAGATAATACTTTTTTTACAGCCTGTACACCAAAAGCAACAGCGGCGGTAATGCCTAATCCTTTTAGCGACAAACCAACTTTACCAAGGTTTTTATCAAGTTTCCGAACATTGTTTTTAAGAGTGGAAAAGGCCCTTTGCGTTTTATCTACGGCGGTAATTGTAAATTTTAAGCCTTTTGCCATTATTTCTTACCCTCTTTTTTATTCAGATATTTAACCCATGCTATAAATGCTGGTAATGTCACTTTATCGCACATTTCTTCTAAGGTGCAATGCAATACTTCGGCAACCCTATACATATTATATATGGCAGGGTTGCCCATTACTCCCCCTCGCTGTCTTCCTCTTCAACATCGCCAACACCAGCCGACATAGCTTTTGAAATACGGCCTAAAACTTCTGACGAGGCACCTTTCATAAGTTTAATTTTATCATGTACAGGATCATCAAATATTTTTTCACCATCCGGGGTTTCCGCTTTCATAACTATTAAGCGTACTAATCTATCGTAATCATCACTTGATTTTTTTTGCAAAATAGCTATTTGCGTCATTGTTAACGGTGTCCAGCAAATAATAAGTGGCTTGCCCGGCTCGCCCCACTCAGGAATTTCAATTTGATTTTCATTTTCGGAGCAAACATCTTTATAATGCTGTAATGCGCGAGTAATAATTTTATCTTTCATGTTAATACCTTTTGTTTTTTTTATAGAAATTAGTGCGCCGCCTGAATGACGGCACACTAGCCAATTTTATTATTAAGCAGGTACTTGATCGGCAGTTAATGCGCCACTTCCTAAAAAGGAAAATTCCGCTTCAACCATGCCATCAAAAGCCGCCTTCCTTGATATGCCTGTAACTGTTGCGGTGCCGGAATAAAATTCATCCGCGGTACCTGCGCCTTCCGGGTAAACATTTAACGTAACAGAAGCACCAATTGTAAGGGTTTGTTGACCGTTAGTGTCTGTTTCATCCCAATAGCAAGATACGCTACCACTCCAGCCGCTAAAGGTGGCTAAATGAGTTTTCCAACCCGTAGTATTATCAAGGGTAGTATTGTCGGCAGTATCGCCGGTTTCTTCAATACTATATTCCCGAATTTCCGCTATTGTACTCGCACCAATTTTAACGGTTCCTTCTTTTCCAGCATGATTAGCCATCTTAATTACTCCTTAGTTATAAAAGTTAAACATTATATAATAGTATCGGGCGCACCCTCGCGGGTAACATATCGGGCATTAAAAACGAAAACGCCAACAACTGCCGAAGTTTCGCCTTCCCCCATTAATTGAACGTCCACGCTTTCCGGTATAATCCATTTTACAAGATTTTGTACGGCTGTGGAAGCACCAATTGCGGTTTCAATTTCGCTTTGGATGGTATCAATTGTATCATCGGCACCCGAATTTGATTTTACATATGCTTCAATGGCAACTTCTAAATCATGTTCTATAAGCGGGTTGCTGCCAATACTCGCAAGATTTGATGTTTCACTTTTTGTATAAATAATTATTCCGGGAAGCTTTGCCGTGTCCATAGGGTATGTGTGCGAAACAAAAACATTTGTTGTCGTTGTTGTAAGGCCCGTTAAGGCCGTCGCTAGTGCATCCCTTATTTGTTGTCTACCGTGCATTTTACACTTCCGTTAGTATTAAAATTGTTGTTCCTGATCCGTCCGGCCTAACATTTACAATGGTATAATTAGTACCATTTATTGTAATAAGATCGTTAGGGGCGGCGGCGGAAACGCTAGAGGTAGCACAATGGAAAACCGGGGTGCTACTCGCAAAGCCAACGCTTCCGCCTTCTTCAAGTAAATATTCATCGTCAAAGATTCCATCAACATTAACGGCACTTTGCCCGGTTTCTGTATAAGAAGCAGTAACGGCAAAATCGTCGGTGTTGAAAAACTCGGTAAAATCTTCGGTGAACGCCATATTTTTTACTCGCCTACTTTTTCTTCTTCTTCTGCATCCGCCATGATTGAAAGCGTTGCTTCATCGCGTAACTTTCCATCAACTTTAAAGCCTACCTTATCAGATAAAACATTACAAAGCGGTTCACCTTCGCTATTAAAAAGCTTTTTATTATCTTCATCAAGTGAAGCAATTGCTTCTTTTACAGCGACAAATTTTTCTTCATCAGTTGCGCCGGTTGGTGCGGGCTTGCCGGCACCTTCTTTATTTGCTGCAACTTTATCTTGATGCTCTGTTGTAGCCGCCGGGCCTTCTTGTTTTTCTTCTAGTTTTTGCGCGTGGCTTATTGATTCTTTTTTTTCTGGGGCCAATTCGGCTTTGCTAGTGCGTAGCAACTGTGTTGCAACTTCTTCTGAAACTCTAACTGTTTTACCTGGTTGATACATAACGCCGTTAATACCAACACCGCGCAATATATTGATTGTTTTAATTTTAGACATAAAATTACCTTTTTTTTATTTGTTTAAAACAGTATAGGGGGCCACATAAGCGGCCCCCCGTTTTTCAACAAGAGCTATTAAACTCCTGCACAAAAACTTTCTGCGTGACGTACTGCAAAATCAATATCTTGCATCGCAACAATTTCCATGCCACCGGATTTGTTTTGATTGGATTTATCAAGCGTAAGATCCAAAGAACCCCACTCACCAATAATTGCATCGCGGAAGTTTCCAAAGATTGCTTTGCCTGTTGGCATTTGCGAAGTGCGATATGCAGGGTGTCCGTTAACTTCGTTTTTATCCCAAATAAAACCAGATACAGCAGAAGCTTTAAGGTTCTGTTTAGCGTCACCGGCTAGGGCATGAGTCATAACGTAGTTAAGGGATCCAAATAAAGCATTGTCGGTAGCAACTTCGGTTTCCATGTTTACATAATCACCAAATGTTGCAGGAGTACCCAAAGTTTCAGAACCAATACCAGTAGTATTAAGGATTCCTAAAGGCTCACCAGAAGCACCGGTACCGTTATATGCAGCAGCTTCGATTTTAAGAGCAATTGAAAGTGCAAGATCTTCACGTATCAACGATTCAACATCAGGGCTAGATTGTTTCAATAACTTACGTGTTACATCAACATGACCAGCAACTGTTTTAGGTGTTAAAGTAACACTTCCCGTACCCGGTGTGCTTTCTGTAACGTCTGAGCCTTCGTTAACCCAATAAGCAGTTGCACCGCCTGTAAGTTTAGGAATAGCAACATTACCAACAAGGCCCGAAAGAATACGAACACCAAGTTTTGAAAGTAGCAATTGAGCGCGTAACAATTCAATAAATGAACCGCTTGCATGTGTTGTGCCAACCAAGTAACCACCAGAATCAAGTACACCAGCAGATAAATCACGTTGCATCATTTTAGTTGCTGTACGTTCATTACCGGAAAGCATAACATCCATAGGAATAGCCAAGCCATCATATTTACGGGATTTGTTTAGTTTTTGGGTTGCTTCGCAAACTTCTTTTTCAAATTCTGCGCCTGTCCAATTACCAGAATCAACCGCATTCATTGCACGTAAAAAGCTAAAGCCTTCGCCTTCTTTTTTAGTAAGTCCGATTTCACCGGTTGAGCGTACCGCCTCGGCTTCATCAGAATTAGAAAGAGCAAAATCAAGGAAGCTATCGCTTGTTTGACCATCGCGAATGGCAGCAGTAGCCGCGTCGCCTTGGTTAAACTTTTTCCCGATTTCAATAATACGTGCAACTTCTGCATCACGATTTTTAACCGCTATTGCAGATCTTGCTTTTACATCAGCTTCGGAAATTCCCGTTGCTGCTGCCGCGCCGCCTTCGTTCTCTGGTGCGCGTAATGGTTGGTTTTTAGTTTTCATGTCCGTAGACTCCAAATTAGGTTTTAAAGGGGTTTCATTACGTTTAACGTCTACGTCCCACTTTCCGCCGGTTTGTGCATCCCTGCCAAAACCAACATCTTTATCCGCGGGAACGGAAACAAGCGATACTTCTAGTGGTTCCCAGTCTGTAATACGAAAAACATCTTTCGCATCTTCTGAGGATTGAAGTACCATTTTGTGAATACGATAGCCAACGGAAACCGCCGACATAATCCCGTCTTTCACATTATTAAAAAGTTCTTCGGCTAATGCACCTTTCCCAAAGCGCACAACGGCACGGCCTTTCTTGTCGCCGCCGATTTCGGCCTTTTCAATAACTCCAATTTGATCATGCACACTATTGTTATGGTCTGCAAGTAATGGTGCGCGGCCTGAATTCAGCCACTCAAGGCGCACGCTATCAACTGCATGATCAAGTATTTCATCGCCAAAAAACCTTTCAACTGGTAATTCACTTGAAAAGGATATTTCTGCGGTTCTTTTTTCTTCGTCAATATTACTAAGAGGCATAGCCCTAAACAACGTGCCTACTTGTATTTTGTCTTTTGTTTTCATTTTTAGCCCCTTAAATAATAAGTGATACAGATACTATAACAAAACTTTTGGTTTAATTAACCTTTTTATTTCGTTGTCAATCCTTTTTTGGTTTTTGCTTGTTGTCGGCGGCGTCGTCGTCGGCATCACCTTCGGGCAATGGTTGCGCCGCCGGGGCCGCTTCTACTACCTCCGCTATACCGTATTTTGCCCGTAATTTCTTTTCATCGGCAATATCTTTATAAATACTTTCTAGATCATAGCCTTGTTGCGCCGCAACTTCGGTTGCAGAAGTAAGATTATTATTAATAGCCTCCTTATTGGCATTGATTTCTTTCAAAGGATCAACCCATTGCCACCCGCGCGGTTGCCATTTAGCGGCTTTAAATTTATCAAACTTATCAAGAGGCAAGGCAACTTTCCTTGTAGCTAATGCCATCCATAGCCAATCGGTAAATACTTCTTCGTGCAAAGTTTCAATAAGCCACTTTTGCACCGAACGCCAACAATCCCTTTCCGTTAGATTGGATTGCCTCAATGAAGAAAAGTTTACACCTTCATAATCATTTGCAAGTGTGTTGTAGCCAATACCAAGGCCGGAAGCTATGCCACGTAGCACACCTTTAATAAATGCTTCATATGCGCCCGTTGGATGCTCTTTATTTGCGGATTTATATTCTATGCCGTGTGCCAATTGCTCATATTCCAGGCCTTCCATTTCAGATACAGGCCGTTCTTTACCGCTTGCGCTAGTGCCGTTACCATCGCCATTATAGCTTTCGCCATCTGCTGACATAAAAAAGCCCATATGCCGGGCCGCGGCCTGTGCTGCCGATACTTCTGCATCTTCGTAACCATTAAGCTTTTGAGTTCTTAACATAGATGTTACGCCCCACGGAAAGCCGCGGCTTTGTGAAAGATCTTCTGGCATAAATAAATGGATCACATCCTTTGCAGGTACGCAGATCCTTTCGTTTCTTTGGTGCGTTGTAATGGTATATTCGTTAGGCGGGTTTTTCCAAAAATGGTACGCAATGGGCGTACTCCATTTATCAAACTCAATACCCATTTTAATATAATTGCCATTAGATAACCGCTTTTCAAAGCCTTCATCTAGGTTATCAGCATTAATAACTTCAAGCGCAAATTTATAATCATTGCCCTTGTAGTTTCTAATCTTTCGTATAAATACTTCACCATCACGCATAGCCTGTTGTAATGCCACTTCTTGAAACATGCGCCACGTTACATTTTTACGAACGGTGCAATTTTCAGCACGGCCCCAATCGTTCCACGCTGCTTGTATAGTTTTTATTGCGGCTTCATCTCTTTTAATACCGTCTTTTGTTTCTTCTTGTACATCAGATTTTAAGCGAATCCCATTAGATCCAACCACATTTTGGCGGGCAAGTTGTAGGAATCTTTTAAAATATGGATCGTTTTGCGCTAAATTTCTTGACCTTGCCCGTAAACTTCTTAGATCCCCGCGTAATTCACTGTCTAAAGATACGGTTGTTGTTCCCCAACCAGCCGTTAGATCTGTCATTTTTGCAGCAGTAAAGCCCCGCTTTTGAGCCGGGGCCGGTTTTTTGTTTCGTTTAAAGAAGTTCATTATGTTCATGTAAACCTAACCCCTACTTTGTTAGAGCCTTTGCCAGTTCCCCGGCGCAAGGCTTCTTTATTTTTGTCGCGGTTTACAAGCGATCTATATTTATCAATCCAATCTAAAATTTCTTGTGGTGATAAACGAGAAATAGAACGGCCCGAAATAGAATAACTTTGTTGATCAAGTGTGGCCTTGCCTTGTAATGTGGCTTCTAGCGCATCAAGCACAATTTGATAATGGGTGCGCCCATCATGTGCGGCAGATAATGTACTTAGATCCGCAAGTATTTCAAGGGTGCCATGATCAACGGTGATAACTTCACCAGCTTTTGAAGCCTTTGCTTGCCACCAATAATCACCGGCAGTATATGCGCCCGTCGTGGCGGCAGAAATTGTAACAAGATGATCATCACCAGAAGCCGCGGCAACAACATCAACAATGTTTGCGGCACCTTTGATGCTATATGTTAAAGTCCAACCATCGCTTGCACGGTAGCAATCAAAGCTACGCTTCCATGTTACGGAATCGCCTACAATAAAACAATCTGGTTCAATACTAGGTACGGTTGTTGTCATAATGTACGCTATTTACTTTGGTTGCCAATTTTACTTTTCTTCATTCTAACCCGTTTTATAGCTTCTTGTGTAGTTATTTTTTTCTTTTTGCTTGTTATTTCTTTTTTTTCTGCGCTACGGGTTGGGCCTTTTTTTGCCCATGCTTCTTGTATTCTTGCTATTACCCGCGCGTTAACTTGATCAATGTGTTTACCACAAATTGCAAAAGCTGCCAAATTATAAACCCGGCAATCTAATGCTTCATTGCGGCGGGCCTTTGGTTTTTCCCATCTTTTACGCTGTTTGCCGCCAAGGTAACGAGTAACTTTTTTTTCTGCTGTAAGCTGTTTATAATATTCATCGTCATATTTCAATGGAAAATGACAGAAGCCCGGCCCCGGTTCTGTGTTTAGCAACCTAGAATAAATTGTATCTTTGGCGGTGTCGGTACCAACTGAAAATAATTTTACCCGGTACGCATTATTCAAAGAAGGTTTTGCAACAATCGGTTGGTTATAACTACTAGATCCTTTTATTGGGAAAAATGTTCGGCCTTGACGCTTTTTAAATTTTGCATATTGATAAACTTCATCGGTAAAGTGACCACCAGAATCAATACAAGCGCAAGCAATAGTAAAGGCCGCGCCGGATTCGTGATAAAATTTATTTTCTAAAGTGTCATCTAATGCTTGCCAAGTTTCCTTTGATCCGGGGTTTCCATGAATAACAAAATAATCAATACTCCATGTTTCATCGTTAAGGCCGTGGCCTAAAATTTCCCCTTCAATACGATCATCTTGTATATCAACACCAGCAGTAAGCAGGGCCACACCATCGGGAATATCAAATTTATATTCTTCGGCCCGTGCTGCTACCCCCTCCGATTTAACGCCGTCACCTTCAAGATAATCATCGTCCCATTCTTCACCTAGCGCGGTATTAACAAAAGTTTTTAATTTTGTTGGATCATGTTTCACTTTTAAAAAAGTTTCTACCATGCGCCGCCACGTACTCCAAGGGCTGTATAATTCATTTAAATAGAAACCGGCGGTACTTCCAGCCTTCCCGGTGGCTCGCCACTCGCCATGTTTAAGCATAAATGTTTTGTCGCTGTGATCTATAACACACCCGTTATGCTCGCAAATATAAACAGGGTTTTCGGGATCTTTGAAATCTAATCTTTCCCATGTTAAAACTTGCTTTTCCGCGCAATGCGGGCAAGGCACAAAATATTTTCGCATATCAGATAAATCATAAGCGGCCCCGATTTTCCTATTTTGTTTTGTCGTTGGGGTACTAACTTGCACAATTTTGCGATTCCAAAATGTTGTTGTGCGCTTTTCTGCAAGGCTTGTTGGATCGCCTTCATCACCAGCAGAATTTGGGAAGCGTTCAACCTCATCAAGTATAACGATCCGAACAGGGCGGCTTGCAAGTGATGCAGGGGAATTTGCACCGGCAATAGTTATATGCCCGCCCGGAAATTTTTTGTGAAAGATCGTGTTGCCACCGTCGCGGCTGTTAAGTTTTATTTTATCTGAAAGCCGGGGTGTATCTCTAACCATAGGCGAAAGGCGATCTTCACTCCAAGTTTTACCCATCGACAAAGTGGGTTGTATTACCAACATCGGGGCCGGATCTTGATCAATAAAATAACCTATTATGTTATTAAGTATTTCAGTTTTGCCGACCTGCGCGGAAGCCATTAAAACGATCATTTCAATTTCAGGATCATTAACCGCGTCCATAATGCCGGGCTGATATGGCGCACGACTGCTATAGTATTTGCCCGGCTCCGCGCTTGATTCACTACTTAAAAATCTAAATTCGTCGGCCCACTCACTTACTTTCAGTATTGGCGGGGGTGATACCAACCTTACGACGTTGCGTAATATCTCTTCCAGTAATAAGTTTTGATCTGTCATATATTGCAAGTTCCTCTAGGGCTTGAAAAAGCCTTTCACGTAATGTGTTTTCAATTTCTGTAACTTCTTTCATCGGTGCAATAACGTGTGCTAATGCGCTTGGTAAACCAAGTATTTTAGATCTAAAGTTATGGAATATTGGAAATAGATAATCTTCAAGCTGCTGCACAACAATTGTTTCTTCTTTCTTTTTACGTACTTCTATTTCTAATAACTCCGCCTGCGATTTAGCCTGGCTTAATTTATGCCTTTCAAGTTCCCCAAATTTTTTATCCATCTGGTGCGATATTCGCCATTCCGTAGCATCGCAAACATCAAAAAGAACTTCCCGTTGCCCGGTGGTTTCTTTGGTGTGAGGCATTCCATCTTCAACCCAACGCGTAATTTGCCGGGGATCCTTGCGCCACATTTCTGCCAATGTTTTTTTGTTTACTAGTGCCATCGGACGGACACCATTTTTTTCGTTCGCATCTAGAGAAACATTGCGGCTTGCGCGTGACC